ATAAACTCTGTACTCGTTAGTTTGGATTTCTGATCTTGGATCAATTCCTACTTTACTTGGAGAGTCACTAACTTCAACGCCACCTGTTGGAAATCCATCTTTGTTAACGCCTTTGTCTTTTGTGATTTTAACCATAATTATTTTTTACCTTTGCTTTTAAGAGCTCTGCCAAAACCTCTAACAGCAACTCCCGTAATTGTTGATCTTTTTTTTCTACCAGCACTTCCACCTTTTTTAGCTCCGCCTTCTCCGTATGGATTGTTTCTAGTTATAAAACCATCATCAGGTAAAAAACTATTATCTTGTAATGGTCCAATAGGGGCTGCAAAACCATCATTAGAAGTTGCGCTATTCATCATAGCATTTCTAGCATTTCTTTTTTTTAAAGCTCTTGCAGCTAAAAGTGCTGCGCCTACAGGCACGGCTACTTTAGCAGCTTTCTTTAAACCTTTTTTTAATTTTTTTAACATAGTGTCTCCTTTGTATACTATCTTTTAGGTCCTTTCAAGATCCTTACGTCTCTTTGTTTAAACCTATCATTTTCTATCTTTGCGTCAATACCCATTTGGGTCTTTTCTAACGAAGTATCAGCTCTTAAGTTAGCTAATTCCTCGTTTTGAGCTAATTTATCGTCATGTTGACCTTGATTCATCATAGACTTCATTCTGTCTAAATTAATCTTTTCTTGGCCTTCATTTTCTTTTCTTCTATCATCCATAGCTTTAAGATCTAGTTCTCTTGCTTTTAATTTAGCAATTGGATCGTTTCCTAGTTGACCCATAATCTTATTCTCTTCTTCCATAAATTCTTGTGTCATTTCTGCAATAAGTTTTGCTTTTCTAGACTCCATAGACAACTGCATACCTAATAACTGTTGTTGCATTTGCATAAATTGTGGAGATTGTTGCATTTGTGGTCCTTGCGCCATCAATTGTTGCATTCCCATTTGCATTTGTTGAACTTGTGCAATTTCTTCTCTAAATTCTACTTCAATTTGTTCTTGTGCCATCAAACTTATGTGTTCAAATATGTTTTTTTCTAATGCGCCTAAAATCATAGGGTTATTTCGTGCAATATTTGTTGACATAAAGTTTAAATGCGAGGTTATGTGCGCTGCATGGTCTTGACCTTTAAAAGCTTGGAAAGGTTTGCCTGTCATTGCTAAAATATTTTCTTGTGCAGGGTCTATTGGTGCAGGTTGTTGGGGCGGAGGCAATATTTTATCAATATCTCTTACTCCAATTGCCGTATACATTGCTCTGTACGCTTCATATAGGTTATGAATTTGCGGATTTGACTGTGCAAGTTGTAATTCTGTTTGTGCCATCGTAATTCTTTGTGATTGTGAAAAAATATTTGGGTCTGCAACCGGTAAAATATCTACTTTGTCATCAAAGTCTGCAACTTTTATGTTTCTTTGACCTCCAACTACATCGTAAGGATACTCAGGTGGTAAATAAGTTTTAAAAATTCCTGCTAATAATTTAAATTCACTTTTCATCGCCACATACAATCTTTTATGTATGGCTGACATGACCCTGGAGCCTCGCTCTAAGAGGGCAATAGTCGTTCCAACAGCTGCCTGCTGGTTGCCGTCACCGACTTGCATGTCAGCTATGGCGGCAAATCGTTGTCCTGCCTGTACTACTATTCCCATTAAAGATAATAACGTTTGTGAAGGCTCTTTAAAAGGAAGAGGCATGAACGCGTCTCTGATGTTTCCACCAGGTGCATCGACATCTCTGAATTCGCCAGGTTGTATAGACTGTGCTTCGTCTCTTACCCTGATACCACGCTGTTTAAATCCTGCAGGTAAATTACTTAAAGTACCTGCATCTAATAATTGTCTTAGAGCCGTTGTGGCAGTTCTTGATAAACCACCAATCATGTGTATTAAACCAAAACCATAAAAACCTAGTCCTGGTAAAAATTTAAAGTGAACAAAGTATTGTATCTTTGTTCTTGTAGGATCGTCTTGTTGATAATTTCTTCTAATAGATAAAATTTCTCTAGATCCCATTTCTAATGTTACAATGTAAGGTAATTTAATTCCTGTTGGTTCTCCGTCTTGACCCATATCTTCAAATCCTTCTAGATCTAAATCGGTATGGCACTCAACAATAGAAAACATATCTTCTTGTCTTGTTTTTGTAACACCTTCTAATTCTCTTTCCTTTTTCTCTACTTCTGTTTCTTGATCATAACCAGGTTTGATATCTACGTCTCTATAAAAACCTGATACTTGTTGTTTTCTTAAATCGTTCTCTGACATCTTTAAGGTATGACACACCGCTTCTGCATCTTCTAAAGATGACGCTGTGTAAGGCACGATTAAATCATCAGCCGGTACGAATTTGGAAACGGCTCTACCTAAGAGCTCATCATAATAGACTTTCTTAAAAGTAGAGCCGCTAAGAGGGAGATAAAAAAGCATTTGATCGAACTCGGGTTCATACTCCTTCATCTTATCCATGAGCTGATAGTTCATGAAATCTTTTACTCTAACAGATTGTTCTTCTTTTGCTCTGTCAGGTTTTCCCATGATCTGTGTATGCACAGGTCCTGTTGCGGGAAGTAATTCTTTGTAAGCTTGCGCTTGAAACTGTGTTACCGCTTCTGCTAATACAGGGTGCGTGGCACCGGAAGCGCCTTGAAACGGTTGTGTTGGATTTTCGTATTTAAATCCTAATAAATCTAAACCTTTAACATAAGAGTCTTCCCAATCTTTTCTCGATTGTTTGTACTGCATATAATTTTCGTAAAGTGTACTTGCTAAATCGCCTAAAACTTCATCGGGTAATAAATCAGCTAAGTTATCAAAGTGAGCTTCAGTGCCTGCTTGATTAACTGCGCCAGGTTCAAAATTAATTTCGGCACCACCATCATCAGTTTGTGTTACTTCAATATCATCAGGTGATGGTACTCTATCTTCGGTAACTTCTGTTTCTGATGCTGCGATTTCTTCTTCGCCAGGTACTTTTATTGTTTGCTCAACGTTAGGAAGAGCTTTATCTATATTGTCGTCTGCCATTTATTTTCTCCGAGTTCTTGATTGTTTTAACTTGTTTTGTAGGAACATTCAAGCCTTGTGGGTTTGGTCCGCTTCTAGGTGGAATTAGGTTGGTTTTAACGTGTTGCATATTTGCAACAAGTGTTTTATTCTTTTTTTCCAAACATCCCCCTGCCTGACTTATATTCGTCAGCTAATTCAAATAATGATATACCACTAGATAACGCTAAACCAGGTAATCCAAATCTTCTTGATACCATTTTAATAGCGCCTGGACTCATACCTAGTCTTAATGCTTTTGCTAATTTACTTGTTGCACCCATACCACGAGTTGCTTCTTTTGATAAACTCCCCATAGTTCCTGCAAGTGCTGGAGCTAGATAATTTAAAGGATCTGTTGCAATCTCATATCCAGAATCACCTTCATAAAGTGAGCTAGCAACATTTAAAGGTGTTAATGCAGCTATACCTAGTGGTGTAGCAAATCCTGATAAAGCTTTTCCAACCGGTCCTAATGCTGCTCTTGCTGGACCCATTGCTGGTCTTGTTTTTTTAACCCCGTCAACTATTCTAGTAAAAGGTTTTCGTCTTGCTTGATAAACGGCACTGGCACCGGGAATTGCAGCACCTGTTACAGCAAGTTCTCCACCTATACGTGCTTCGTTTAATAATTCTGGTGCATCGCCAATAGCGTCCATTCTCTCCTGTCTTTCTTTTTCATCGATCGTGTCAAGTATCATAGCGTTAGCTTGTGCATCGTTTGTTAAATACGTTGAAGGGTCATCGTTCATAAATTTTTTAACCAGGGCTCCTCCGCCTACACCAAGTCCTGCTCCAATTGCAAATCCTTTTCCTTTGCCTGCAAATTTTAAGAAAGTTGTTGCTGCACCTTTAATTCTGTTAACAGCACCACCTTCTACTTTTAAATCTTTAATTTTATTAGCTGTACCTACTGGATCATTGTCTAAAGCTTCAGCCATTTGTCCTGCACAACCAATTCCACCTTCGGCACGATTAGATCTACCAAATATTTTACAAACATCATTTATATTTTTATTTGAAAATTCTATTAATTTTTGTGAACTAGCAATTAAAGATTTAGCAGAAGTTTCTCCTAAAAGTTCTGTAAGTTGTGGAGTAAGTTTACCTGATGCAAGTGTTGATTTAATTTTTCCACCTAACGGAAGATTTTTTTGTAAAGATCTTGCAATATCATATTCTGTGTCTAATAATTTAGGGGCTCCATAATCTTTAACTTTAATTATTCCTTTTTCATTAATTGAAAAATCTCCAGCTAGTTTTCCAAATAATGTCTGGTTTATGTTTTTTAATTTCTCAACTTGCATTATATTTTGATCAACATTTTTTCCAGACATAATAGCTCTTTGAAGGTTGTTTAGTTTTATATCTAGTCTTGATTTAAACTGATTAACATCTCCTAAAATAGGGTTTGTTCTAACAGCCCCTTCAATGTCACCACTTCTTTCTAAGGCTGCAAATGAAATAGGATGATCAAATTGAAACGCGGCTCGACCTTTACCTTTTCCCCCTAAATCAAGTGTGTCCTGTATTTGTTTTCTAATTGACCCATAAGCTTTTAATTTATCTAAAGCTCTTTTCTTAAGAGTAGGATTGTCTTTGTAAAACTCTGTAATAGTTCCTGAAAAATCTCTACCAATTTGAACTGGAAATAAATTAATAAGTGTTTTTGAAACATTAGCTAATTCATCTGATTTAAAATTTTTTAATGCTTTTAATTGATTTTCCCCAATCTCTTCTTTTCTTCCTTCTCTAAGTAATCTAGTAAATGCTGAGCCGTGAGCTCTAACAGCTGCCTTAATGATTTCACTATTACTTAATTGTTTTCCACTTGTTTTACGAATGTTTTTAAAAAATTCACTTTCAGTTGTGTCAGGGTTATTTTTTATAAAATCTATTATTGGTGTAACTAAAGGATTACCTATTACTGTTTTAGCTGCAGCAGGAGTAGCTACTGTTCGAGCATTTATACTTTTAATGTCGGCTCCAGTTATTCCTTCTAAAAAATTAGTTGCTTTTTTTGGTAGCTTTGGTTTTAACTCATCAAAAAAATTTGCAAGCGCATTACCTTTACCTGCTAGAAATGCTCCCTTCTTATCTCCTCTTAAATAATGTCCATAATTTCCAATTGCATCTGTTACATATTTTGGTTGATTTTGTTTTAACCTCAATGCATTTTCTAAAGTCGGATTTTTTTCTAATGCATTTAAAAATTTTATAAGTGCTTTTGCAGCTTTTGGTTGGAGTGCATTATTGGCAATAGTATATTTTTTTCCATTAACAACTATATCAGTTGTTTTTAATTTGTAAGGATTTCTTAATCTATATGCTGCTTGTCGTTCTGCTGGGGTTAATGCCATTACATCTCCAAGATTTGTGCTAAGCCGCCTTTTTTCATTTTAGTCTTTGGCTCACGTTTAAGAATTTCTATAGTTTCATCTGCAGATTTACCTGCACCACGTAAAGCCATGGCTTGATCAATAGCTGAAAGTGCTTCTGCTTTTCTTTGTAAGTTTGTGTCGTTACCAATTAGTCTAGCTAATCTTTCTGTTATACCGGGATACTTAATCATAATAGCTTCTGCATCTAATAATTCTATAGGTAATTCATCAACATTTATAGAGTCGGATGTTTTTAAATTTTTCATATAATAGTCATCTGTCTTTGGGCCACCATATTTTTGCATTGAGGCTAGCTCGTCTGCTTCATCAGGAGTAAACAATCTTGAGTCACCAGACATTTCAGCGTCTTCAGCTTTCTTTTCTAAAAATCTTTTTCTGCCTGATTCTCCTGGTTTAGGATCTAATCTGCCAGCTTTGTAATCTACAAACATTTGAGCTTCGTAAGCTTTTCTAGCTTTTACAAGTTCATCCGCTTCTCTAACAGTCATACCAAATGTATACCAAGTTTCTGGATCTCCTAATTCACCTTCATAGTCTTCAATATCAAGATCATCTAACGCTCTATTTCTCTCATTAAACTTTGCAAACTCAGAAGGCTCAATCTCATCTGCAGTCTTAAGTGTGCCTTTGCCAAATTTCTTATTACCTAATTTTAAAAGTGCGGCTATACCATCCTTAACAGACTTACCGCTTTTAAAACCAATACGTCCGCCTTCTGCAAAACCATCAGGTCTAATACTTTGAACATAATCTGAAACTTTATCTGCAATATTTTTAACATCATCAAAAGGATTAGCTTCTATAATCTCATCAATTTTATTTAACTCATCTGTTGTAAATAAACCTTTGTCTCTAAATACAATTAATGGATCTGGAAAATTAGATCCGCCTTTACCTAAATCTTTAGACTTAGCAATACTCTCTGCTACCTCAGGTGTTAACCCAAAATAGTTAGCATTATTTTTCATAACTTGTCTAACCACAGCTCTTCTTCCACCTTCTGCTGAAACAAAGTCATTAAAGTCAGCTGCACCAGATCTTATAAAATTATTTTCTGCTGTTGCTTTTGTGGCTATTTCGTCTCCTCCATAGTCTCTAGTAAGTTTTGTTTTAATACTCTCAATACCTTCTTTAATTTTATTAGACATAGCCGTCTTGCTTGTGCCTAGTCCTTGTGTAAATCTTTTAATCTTATCTGTTTCTCTTAACGACTCTAGACCTTCTTTGTTTATGTTCCTGGTCCCTGTTTCCAGGTCAATAACATTCATCGGTCCAGGAGGCGGGTTATAGGTTTCATCAATTTTTAGAAGATTGTTGTACATCGTGTTAAGCTGGACATCATTAAGTTTACCGGCTGTTACATAACCAGAGTCTTGCTCGATAATTCTAATCATATCATCTTTAGTAAAATTTCTGGAACCTACTGTCATAAAATCATCTCTAAGCAAACCAGAAAAAATCGTACCTTTCATTCCCCGGTCCCCGGTTCCTAAGAAGTTAATATTAGATTTAGTGCCCATGAACTTATTGGGGTTGGCTCCTAGCTTTTGAGCAAGTCCTAGAATACCATCAATTAAAACTTTTCTATTAGCCATAGTACTTTAAATTCCTTTTCACGATAGGTTCAGGTTTATAGTCATCGGGATGAGGAATCAAACCACCTTGTCTAATTCTCATCAACGCCTGAGTCATAGAATCCACATAGTCATCGTGATCGCCATGCGGAAATGATGCACACTCTTCCACAACTTCTTGTGCAAAATGTTCGTGCATCGGGGCCCATACTTTGCCGGCTTCAAATAACGGCGCAATAGAGGCAACTCTTACGTGTTTATCATTTCCTTTGCTCGGCGTAAAGTTAATTACTGGTATTCCTATCTCTCGAAGCTCGTGCGTTAGCGGTATCCCTGATGCCTTAGCCTCGATGATAACTGAATCGGGTCTGTGATCTAAATACTCTTGATGGGCCAAGCGCCTTAGTTCGGGGAACTCGTACCTATCTTTAAACGCGTTAAGTAGAATAATATTGTATCCTGTGTCCTCTGAATGAAAGACACCCCAGGTCGTAATTGCTGAAAAGTCAGACGAGGTCTTTTTTAAAAATGCTGTATCGTAAGATTGTATTGTGTATTCGACAACTGGCGGATATTTATGTTCCCAGTTCTGCCACCACTCTCGTTTGATAATGGCACCTTCTTCGGCAGTCGGTGTTTGCATATATTGGGCATTCCAGTTGGAAACGGGGATCGAGGCTTTTGTTTTTTCTAGTTCCTTAATATCCCAATACTCTGGCCATACCGGTGTGTTGTTAGGTAAGATAGCAGGTAACTCAACAACATCCCATGTATCACCATCTTCATTTGCCATTTCTTGAATTAATCTTCCTGTCAAATCTTTTGTAGACCAACGCGTCATAACCAAAACAATTTTACCGCCTGGTTGCAAACGCTGTCTAGGTCCTGACATGTACCAGTTCCACGCTTTGTCAAAAGCAGAGCCATCACCTTTTAAATCTTGCTCCTTGTGTGGGTCATCAATAATTAATAGATCCGCACCCCTTCCAGTTATGGCACCACCGACACCGGCTGCAAAGTATTCTCCGCCTTGTTCGGTTTTCCATTTTCCTGCTGCCTGGGAATCTTCTTGTAGTCTCGTAGCAAACATCTCATGATATCTTTCTTCATCAATTAAGTTTTTAGTTTTTCTTCCAAAGTCAATTGCAAGATCCGCTGTGTGAGTTGCTTGGATTATTTTTAAATTAGGATTTTTACCTATCATCCAAGCTGGTAAAAAATAGGACGCAAATTCTGATTTTGTATGACGTGGTGGCATGTTCACAATCAAACGGTTTATTTTACCGGTAGAAAGGTCATTAAATTTTTGTGATATATCTCGGTGGTGTTTACCTTCGATAAATTCTGGCCACATGTATTTTACAAAATTTAGAAAATCTCCAGTAACCAATTTTTGCATATTTTTTAGCTGATCAGCTAATTGTAAATCTGCATATTCTTGTGCCTCGTTTTCAGGCAAATTTTTTATAATATTTTTTGGATCTATCATTTCAAATCTGTTTTCAAATCAACCTACCATAACTATGCTTATTAAGCTATATAGACTATCTCTGGGACCCCTACTGCCTTTTAGGGTGGGCCCCCGCCCGTAATTTGCGAGCTATTTGCAACCTGCACTGGTACCTCTATGGGGTGGGCCCGCCCCAGTTTGCAAGCAAAGTTGCGACCCATTATGGACATAGTGTCAAGGAATATCCTTGACACTATATGATGTGGTTAATCTAGCAATGTCATATATGCTTTCGGGTTCATCTTAGCAAACTTAGATAACCCCTCTTGCATTAATTCATATTGTCCTAGTTCCTCAAACCTCTTAACCATATGATAATGTATCGCCTCGCTTTGCGATAACATTTCTGATTGACCAGAATAAGGGTTAGTGACTTTGATGTTTCGTTCCTCGGTTTTAGTTTGTGTCATATGTCCTTTCATTAGTTAGTATTATAAAACAACTCAGTTAAGATTTTTTTTATTTCCTCATCTGATTTGCCCTTTGCTTTTAGATTGTCGTAATGTTCCTCGTAGGCTCGTTCCCACCACGCGTCATTTACTTCGCAACTCATTATTGATTTTCCTCAATAAATGTCGCTTGTTGCTCGTTCCAGTTTTCTTGACACGCGTTGTAGTAATCATTGTATTCTTGTTCGCAATCCATACAATGCTCTTTGCTATTAACTGCCCACTCATCATTTTTAGGTGTGCAACCACATTCTTTACACGTTGTACCTTGTTTCATATATGTCCTTTCATTGTTTATCATATGTAGGATATTATATTATTCTGTCGTATTGTCAACCCTCTCTTTTATTTCCTTTTGTTTATAATCGTGACCATTATAATCTTGCCTTGTTTCAACTACAACAT